CTCAGTCTTTGGAGATAGCGGCCGATCTTGCATTCAAACCCCTTTTCAATGCAACTGCGGGTATGTGTGCAGACGTGCTAACTTTTGAGGAGGCAGTTTCGGAAGTACCTGAGGGAATGAAGTTGAAGCCCTTGAATAGGAAGACCAGTGCTGGGTACAAGTACAAAGGATTTGTGACTCCCAATGAGCCTGGCAAGACGCACTGGCTTGGCAAGGAGGGTGCTGTGGATTTCACCACGCGCCCCATGGCCCAGTTAAAGTGTGATGTCATGAAGCTGATTGATTCAGCAACAATGGGCATAAGAGAGGTGCATATATGCACCGATTTCTTGAAGGACGAACTGAGGCCACTGGAGAAGGTCAAGGCAGTGAAGACTCGCATGATTTCTGGAACTGAATTGGATTATACAATAGCTGTGCGCATGTACTTCGGTTCATTTTGTGCGGCCATGCTGGCTAATCCTGTCATTTCAGGTATGGCTCCCGGTATTAACCACTATACCCAGTGGGGTAGTCTTGCGGAGAGACTACTTTCTAAGGGTGGGAAAGTCTTTGATGGAGACTTCTCGCGCTTTGATGCCAGTGAGCAACCATGGGTTCATAATGCGATTCTTGAGGTGATTCAGAAATGGTACAGACGATCACCAAATTACAGAGCTATTGATGAGGACGTGCGATACACCCTTTGGCAGGATTTGATACATTCCATTCACATCACTGGATCCGGCTGCATGGCTGATCAGGTTGTGCAGTGGCACAAGTCATTACCGAGTGGACATCCTTTGACCACAGTGGTTAACTCTATGTATTCACTGCTGACCTTGACTGCGTGTTACATTCATTTGACGGGTGACAGCACTGATATGTGGGATCACGCATTCATCAACACTTTTGGTGATGACAACGTCACTGGAGTGGACGATGTGATGTGCGAAAAGTTCAATCAGGTCACCGTTGCTGACGCAATGATGGACCTGTTTGGATTGACCTACACTGCAGGTGCGAAGGATGGCAAGTTAGTGCCATACACCACGATTGACAAGATTACCTTTTTGAAGAGGGGATTCATTCCTGATGATATAGGCGAGCAATCTGTCATAGGTGGAGCACCATGTCTGGGTTGGGTTGGACCATTGGCATTGGATAGCTTCCTTTATACTCCTTATTTTTATAGGAGTAATAAGGGGCCCTTGTTTGATGTTCAGTCCAACTGTGAGATACTTCAAGGAGAATTGTCCCTTCACCCCAAGGACGTTTGGGATGAGTACAACCCAAAGTTGGAGGCTTGGGCACACAAGAGAGGTGTGCCACTTAAGTTTGGAAGCCGTGCATCTGCACGCGCGTACATCAAGACTCGTTTTGATGTATGGTTCTAGAAGTATAACTTGTACATAAGTGATGCACCGGCATGTTATTGCCACAATGTGGTATAGACAACTACTCAGTCTTTAATAGAGAGGAGTGCATCCGAGCCAGTGATTCGTGAGCTGAACCTGGTGTGTAAATAGCTTACAAAAGATATTAATGTAGAAGGATCAGCAGAGGCTGATTCACAATGTCAGGAGATTACTGGCATTACCGTTATGCAGAATGAGGAGAGCATTGTAGATACGTCTATATTCAGTTCAGATGCCACGAAGTGCGCTGAAATAGTTGGCTCAGATGAGTCGACCATTAGCGAACAGGGGGATATCTCAGATTTGAAGAAGTATTTAGCAAGGCCCAGAGCAATAAATCAGGGATCATTTAGTACAGGGACAGGGCTAGAGCTTGATAGAGGCTTTGTTAATAGGGCTTCCTGGGTTACCATATTGGGCCAAAGTGCGTTTGATAGAATGGACGGAGCGGTAGGATTTAGGGCGACTTTATGCTTTAGATTGGTTGCAACGGCCACACCATTTCATCAAGGTATCGCTGCATTATCATGGCAGTATGGCACCACGGCAAACATATCTCAGAATGGATTGCGTTGCAGGCTACCTGCACTTGCCACCAATTTACCTCATGTCAAATTGGATTTAGCTGAACAAACTGCCGTGGAGCTTCGTGTGCCTTACATTGCACCGTTTGAGTATATACCCATAGATGTGGGTGTGGGAGCCAACACGGCTCAGTATGGAACATTGGGTTTGACCCGACTGACAGATTTCAGATTAGGTGGCACTCAAACAGCAGCAAGGTATACCTTGTATGTTTGGCTTGAGGACGTCCAATTAGTTGGTGCTTTTCCTGTTGATTCCACTGTTATTACATTACAGGCCGGATTAACTGATGAGCTTAAGAAATCTAAGCTGATTTCAAAGGGACTTGATACCGTGACGAAGGTGGCCACAGGTTTGTCATCCATACCAACCTTAAGGAATGTCATGGGCACCACAGCGTGGTATGCCAGGCACTTAGCAGGCTTGGCGTCGTCATATGGATTTTCACGCCCAGTCGATGAGACAATGGTCAAGAGGAGGCATATGATTAATTATGCCGGTGAGAGCCATATCGACATGCCTCTGGCTGCTTTTAAGGCTAGCCCTTTTCAGACAAATCTTGTGTCTCCATCAAGGGTAGGGGGTACAGATGAAGATCAGATGGCTTTGTCGTATGTGCTCTCGAAGCCTTCAATGGTGTTTAGGCGAGTCTGGGATTCAACTTTTGCAATAGGTGATTATATTTATGCCGGTCACGTTAGTCCTATGTCCTTGTGGTTTAGGAATAATCCAACGGGATTGTCTGGCAACAGGGCAATTCCTAGCAATGCGACTTTGACAACTAGTTGTTTCATACCATCAGCTCTCATGTATGTGGGGGCTGGTTTTAGATATTGGAGGGGT